ACCGGTCTCAGCCACCTGGCTGATTGCGCTCTCCTCGTACTGAGTTAGGAACCACCTACACCACTCGATTTTGTCCTCTACGCGCTGGCCAGCTGGCTGACTGGTGCTCCATAACTCAAGATTCTCTATTCTATTGTCGTGCCTGATGCCGTTTTTGTGATGGACTGATTCGTCACGGCGCAGTGGTCGACCAATATGCCGCTCCATCACATAGCGGTGTTGTAGTACTTCTACACCACGGTGACCTCCGCCGCCGTAGGCCCGCATGTATCCATAGGCGTTGAGTTTCCAGCTCGGCTCCCGTCCGTCGAGGGGTGGATGCGAACACTTTCGGCACCTGCGAGATATCGAGCACTTGACTCGCCCGCACTCACACAAGTCTTTCTTTTTAGGGCTACCCTTGGGTCTATTCTCCCGTTGTCTTTTTCTGACGCACTCCTTGCAGTCTGGACGACGGCCAAGGCGACCACCTCCGACATGGAATTCATCTAATGACTTCTCGGCGGCACATTTGGAACAGACTTTGGTCACGTAATAGAAGGTACATAACCAGATGCTAACTTAGCGCCACCAGGCGCGACTCCTCCAGAGATTAGGAGAGTCGCGATGAACTGAGAAGCCGCGTTAATCGCGGCAATCGCAGTCGAAGGTTGTTGCGCTTTGGCATGGGTTAACCGTACCACATACCCAGCGCGCTCGCAATTATTTCTGGGTATATTCTTTAGTGGCCAGCATTCCGACAAAGCGACACCCACGGGCGGCCACCCGGGAAATGACACTCCTTATTGGGTAGCTGGAATGCTGGCCGCCAGGCGTGTCGCTTGACACTTCTGTCACATTCACACCAATATGTCTATTGGACGGGTTAGCCCCTCAATTGCTTGACAGCAGTCTTTGTTCCCGGCACGGGAAAGCAAACGGGAGATCAGCACCGATCAAGTGAGCCCGGCACGGGCTGTGCGTAATCCAGTAACCGTGCCTTGCGGCACACTCACAAAGGAACTCTTATGGCAGACATTGACAATGTTGGCATGGAGGAATTCCTGAACCAACTCATCAAGCGTCGTAAGGACGCAGTGGGTGAGCGCGACAAGTCCAAGGGTAAGGCAGAAGCGGTGCTTCGCCTGGCCAAGGAAGCTGGCCGCGAGCGCCTGAACGATGACGAGGACGCGGAGTTCCGTCAGTACACCAGCGACATGAAGAAGCTCGGTGCCGAGATCGAGGGTCTCGACGAGCGGATTCAGGAAGTCAGCGGCGAGATCGAGCGCTCTGGCCAGCTGAACAAGAACCTCCAGAACATTCGCGCTGCCGAGCAGTCGGTGGTCCGGGTCAAGGAGCAGGCCACCTACCGCAAGGGTGACCCGCGCCGTAGCTACATGCAGGACCTGATCCGCATGCAGCTGAACATGGACACCGATGGCCAGGCGCGCGACCGCCTGATGCGTCACGCACAGGACGTGGCCACTCTTCCGGAATATGCCGAATACCGCGATCTGTCGCGTACTGATGGCTCCGGTGGATACGCCATCCCGCCTGCATGGTTGATGGACCAGTACGTTGCCCTAGCTCGTCCTGGCCGCGCCTTTGCCAACCTGGTGAACAACCAGGCTCTGCCTGCTGGTACTGACAGCATCAACATTCCGAAGCTGCTGACCGGTACTGCTACTGGCGTCCAGACCGCCGACAACGCGGCTGTCACCCAGGTGGACCTGACGGATACCTTCATCAACGCTCCGGTGCGCACCATCGCTGGTCAGCAGGCTCTCGCGATCCAGCTGATCGACCAGTCACCGATTGCCTTCGATGACGTGGTGTTCCGTGACCTGGTGGCTGACTACGCCGCCCAGGTTGACCGCCAGGTGCTGAACGGTTCCGGGTCGTCGGGTCAGGTTCTGGGTGTCAACAACACCTCGAACATCCAGACGGTGGCAGTCGGTGCTGTGACCATCGCGGGCGTCTACGCGGCTATCGCCAACGCCATTCAGAAGGTCCACACCAGTCGGTACTTGCCGCCTGACGTGATCGTCATGCACCCACGCCGTTGGGGCTGGTTCCTGAGCCTGCTCGACGGCCAGCAGCGTCCGCTGTTCCTTCCGGCTGCTAACGGCCCGATGAACGTGGCTGGCGTGGTCAGCAACGTCGAGTCGCAGCAGGTGGTTGGCCAGATGCACGGCCTGCCGGTGGTTACTGACCCGAACATTGGAACTACGTTCGGCGCTCAGACCCCGACCGGTACTGAGGATGTCATCTACGTGATTCGCGCCTCTGACATCGTGTTGTGGGAGTCGGGTATCCGTGCCCGAGTCCTGCCGGAGACCAAGGCTCAGAACCTGACGGTTCTGCTCCAGATCTACGGCTACCTGGCCTTCTCGGCAGCTCGCTACCCGCAGAGCATTGTCGAGATTACCGGCCTGACTCCGCCGACATTCTGATCGAACTAGGCAATAAGCAAAGAAGCCGTCTCCTCTAGGAGGCGGCTTCTTTGCTTATTTCAGCATCTCGGGCGCGAGATTAGTCAGAGCATCACGAATTCGTCGGCTGGTCCCCGCTGGGTCGTCGTAGTCTGCCTCAACTAGGGCATCGGCTACCTTCACCAACTTGGCTGGCGGTGTGCTACCAGGCGCAATCACCGCGATGATCGGCTTGTCGAGCATGATGGAAAACCCCAGCTCGACTGCAAACTTTACGTCGGTGTTCCCATCGGGGACCATTGACATGATCACGCTAGAACCCTCCATCTTGGGGATCAAGTTCGTCTTCACGTCCTCGGCAAAAGCCTCCCAGTCTTGCCCTTCAAAGGGATTGTCTGACATCTCTACTCCTTTGGATTATCGAAAACTTTGAGCACACGTTCGTATTTCGGCTTCAGCCGAGCTATTTTGTCCAAGAAATCCTGAATTTCCATCTCTGTCTCAGGACTGTCGATGACAATATGGAATGTCTCGTCCGTTCGACGAGACTCGATACGCTGCAAGAGTTCGATTATTTCGGCTAGTTCGGAATCTTCTAGCGGACCCTTAATCATTACCGATCTTACCGGACCACCTTCCTGTTAGAACCCACCACAGATCGTCTCGTAGCTTTCTGCCTCGGCAGGCCGATGGCCCTTTCTTCCAGTAAAACTCTGCGCACCATCGTGCACGCTTAATCACGCCGACCCTCTTCGGCCAGCGCCACCACGGCATAGGACAGCATGTTGATTACAAGCTGGATCTTCTGATCTTCGTCATAATCGAGTTCGTTCACGGTCCGGCTTATTGTTTCTGTTATGACCGGCCAGGCCATGACGTCACCCACCGCGTAGTCCTCACGACATCTCTTGACCATGTGTCTAACCATGACTGCGTATGACGCCTTAAGTTGGTCAGCCTCAGCGACCATACCGGCGAGCTTCTCGTCCTGTTCGTCCACTATTTTGCGCTCTTCCTCACGATCCGATAACCCAGCTTGTCAGCCCACTTCTTAAGAAGTTTGACTTGTCCGTCTTCGGTGTGATGATCCAGTGCACCGTATGTACTAAGAACCTTGACGGCCATATTTCCGCCGACCGAGATCAGTTGCGTAAAGTCTGCGTGCTCGGACGGCACGACCTCGACAGGGTTGCAGTGGCTGCCGACTGCAAAGCTTCCTCCACGGTGTAGATGCTCGGTGATGCCGTTCACGAATTGTTGGGGATTTCTCTCTATGTCCCCTAGTCCATCGTTAATGATGAGAATTGCAGTATTAAAACCCATACACCATTATACCAAGCGCGCTAGTTATTCAGTAGCCTTAATCCGCGACATGCGGGGTAATCTCCCTGTTGAGCAACAATGCACTGTAACCTCAAGAACATGGCAATTGGTCGCAGAGCAGATGGAACGGTTGGACCCAGCGGACCTAACCAACATGAGGTCAAGGTCGAACCGCAAATCAGAACTGCGCCCACCATCATGCCGAGAGAGGACCTCAAAGTGGAACGTCGTGATTTCGCAAATGCCCGCCTGGAGGCACTTCGTGAGCGCAAGGCGGCATACGACGCCGCTGGTGAGAAGATTCCTGACCACCTGGCCCACCTGCTGAAGGAAGCGGAGAAGGCTGGCGGCAAGAAGGAAGCTCGGCACGCAGAGGCTCCGGTTGCTCCGAAGAAGGCCGCCACCCGGAAGACTCCTGACGGCACTGGCTACTTTTACGAGGATGGCCATGGCGTAGAGCCTAAGCACGCTGACTCTACCGACGCTGATGGCTACCACGTTCCTCGGCCAGCTGACGCGCCAGGTGCTGCTCCGCTAGCGGACCACCCGCAGGACGATTTCAGCGCAGTTGAACCGGTCGAGAAGTACCCAGACTTTGCCAACCCTGCCAAGAAGGGCGATGCGGTGCCTGAGGAGGCCCGCAGGCGGGGCCTGGTCGAGGACGCGCAGGACGTCAAGGCCAAGGGCAGCGTCGGCTCGGATGAGAAGATTGCTAAGGAACGGGAAAAGGAAGCCGAGAAGGCTGCCGTTGGTAAGCCGGTTGACCCAGCTAAGGCTGTGAACCCGCTGCCTGACCCTTCACCGGGCTCGGCTCCAGCGCGGGCGGAGAAGAAGCCTGAGGTCAAGGGTCCCGCTCCGAAGAAGTAATCCCTAGGAGGTCGCAGTGCCTCTGGCCGACCTAATCGAATCCGACGACACTGACCTCCTGGCTTTCGTTAGCGACCAAGAGAACGCGCCGTCAGATCGAGATCTGTATTTTATGCGCGCCGCGAGCGAGATAGTTCGCGACTACTGCGGATGGCATATAGCCCCCGAGGTCACCGACGACTACGACAAGTTGACCATTGGCAGCGGTGGGATCATCATGTTGCCGAGTTTGTATGTCACTGACGTGGATACCGTGACGGTTACTGGCGGCTCGGGTGAAGATCAGATCCTCAATCCGATGACTGATTACGACTGGTTCAGAAATGG